CGGAGTAAAGCCTCCACCACTTCTGGTAGTGCTTGTCAATCCTTTGACCTCCGATTGATAATTCTACGGAGGAAATCGCACGCTCGGCGACCCAGTTGCAGTCATTGGTGGCGTGCACGGTGGAGGTGTTGGAGGTGAGCGACTTCAGTTCGAGGTACATATCACCGACAAGGTCACCGTTACGGGCAACAGTCACGGAGACGCGACCGGAGTCAGCGGCAGTACCGTTGACGGTCTGCTCGATGTTCTCCATCGCGAAGTTGGTGTGACGCTTGTATTTCGCCTGGTAGAAGGTAACTTCGGGGTTACCGGTAAGGTAGACGTCTTGAGCGCCGTAGGCTACGAGTTGCATGAGACCGCCAGCCATTGTGAGTGTTTGTACTCTATACGGAGAAAATAATTCTGAGTAAATGCGCATTTATCGAACCCAGTTTTTCTCAGTGTAGATTAAATGTCGACACAGCCTGAAGAAATTGAAGAAATTGAAATTGAAGAAGGTGAGATTATCTCCGAGGATGATATTTCAGAAATGGAAGATGATGATGATGATAGTATGGATATTGCCGAATTGATGACATCTCTTTTGGCAACGGATGAAGGTGACACTGTATGCTCCGCCCTTGTCAATATCGCGAACCAGCTCCAGACTCAAAATAAAATTTTGATAAAGATGTTGAGTCAAATTAAAAATTAATTTAGAGAAAAGAATACTAGTTATTGTAAATGAAAGTCACTCACTTCATTGACAAGGATCCGAATATCTATGAAGCACTCGCTGAGTTGCAGAAACAGAACATCCAGTCAATGAATGAGGAACAGGTTATGAAGATTGTAGATGATTTCGAATTTAGATGGTACCTCAACCCCGAAATTCATTCAAAATGTTTAGAGAGGGCTGCCAAATTGGGGTACCGACAATTTGTTCACCCTGATAATTTTGACGATGACGGATTTCCCAGGCCCGATCAATTCGACATTATGGCCATCCTTGGTATAAAAAACCGTATGATTAACTTTCTTATCCAGCTTACGAATCATGTACAAGCGAATGGTAAGGGATATGAAGAAGTCGACCTGACCATCAAGCGAATTAATTATGTCATTCTTCAGATTGAGGATGGGTTTGAGAATGTAAGGCGTCATCGTATCTCGTATGAACGTGTAAACTCACCAACAGCACTCCCACAAGTAAGTATATACACTGACCCATCTGCGATGAATGAAGAAGATATTGAAAGTTCGACCCCTTTTCAGAAGTGTCTGATGCTTTCTCTGAAGGAGGCGTATAGAGCTGGATACCGTCGATATAAGGGACACTGTTGTGAAGAAATTAAGACTGTTGATGGGTTTCGTACGAGAGCGTGGGACCCAAAGTTTACCATCGAAGACTATGTCTATTCACTCCCGAAAAAAGAGAGTAACTTCTTGATTTGGAAAAACTTTACAAGTAAGGGGTCTATCTTTCGAGAAGTCATCGATAATCTCTCAAAGTGTAAAGATGCACAATTCCCAGAGATCAAGAAGCGTCGTCATGTATGGGCTTTCAAAAACGGTGTGTTTGTGGGTAAAGAATGGATCCCCGAAAGAGGTGCGTATGAGTGCAGGTTTTACCCTTATAAAAGTGATAAATATGCATGCCTTGACCCAAGTATCATCGCATGTAAATATTTTGATAAGCAATTTGATGACTTTTCTCATGTGGAAAACTGGAAAGACATTCCTACCCCCTATTTTGACTCTGTTCTAAAGTATCAGAAGTTTGAAGATGAGGTGTGCAATTGGGCGTACGTCATGGGTGGACGACTATGCTTCGATATTGGTGAACTGGATGGATGGCAGGTGATCCCATTCTTCAAGGGTATTGCACGTTCGGGTAAATCCACTCTAATCACAAAGGTTTTCAAAAAGTTCTACGAATCTGAAGATGTTGGAACACTTTCAAACAACATCGAAAAGAAGTTTGGTCTGTCCGCGATTAAGGATTCCTTCATGTTTATAGCCCCTGAGGTGAAGGGTGATCTCGCCCTAGAGCAGGCTGAATTCCAATCAATTGTTTCAGGGGAAGATGTGTCCATCGCAATCAAGAACCAAACTGCTGTATCAATCGAATGGAAGGTTCCAGGTGTCTTGGGGGGTAATGAAGTTCCCAATTGGAAAGACAACTCTGGATCGGTGTTACGTCGTATTTTACCATGGAACTTTGGTAAACAGGTACAGGATGCTGACCCACAACTCGATGAAAAGCTCGATCGGGAGTTACCTATTATTCTTCTCAAGTGCGTCAGGGGGTACCTCGATTACTCGAGTAAGTATAGAGACAAAGATATTTGGAACGTCGTCCCCAAATACTTCAAGACGATTCAGAAACAAGTTGCGATGGTTGCGAGTAGTCTCACAAACTTCTTAGAATCTACATACGTCAAACTCGATAAGGACCTTTTCGTACCTCAAAAAGAATTCATCCCCAAGTTTAACCAGCACTGTAAAGAGAACAATCTGGGGAGTCACAAGTTCCATCAGGATTTCTATGCTGGTCCATTCAGTTCACGAGAAATCGAGGTGCGCATTGATACAGTTACATACAAGGGGCGACTTTACAAACACCAACCAGTCATCTATGGTCTAGATTTGATCAACGATGATGATGATATTACTTTCACAGACAATCATTAAAAAAAAACTCTTATATAATAACATGAGCCAGAAGGTCAAGGAATTTGTCCGAGAATCTGGCATCGAAGTGTCAAATTCCAATTCAAATGATGATAATTTTGCGAGAGAACTCGAAGAAACCATGCTTCGAAAAGAGCGCGAACGCGCTGCGGGATTTCGCTCACCCCCCCGACCTAGACCTAGACAGGTTCAGGTTCCCCAACGTCTTCAGAGGAATTTAATTAATGACCAGACATTCAATGAATTTGATGATGTGAATGCAGAAAAGATAGCTAATAACGTACTTCGTGAATTTGAAGACATGCCCAATATTAGTAATGAAAATGCAAAAGCTCTCTTTGCACCCAGTACTCCCCTCCAGTTTAGTAAATTCAATCCAGGCATGTTTAATGCCAATGTTGATTCTGGGTTTGCACCAAAAGATACGGTCGTTGATCTTAAAAAAATACTGGTAAAGAAGCCACTTCCAAAAACACCAATTGGTGAAGGCCTTTACGTAGACACCAAAGAAATTAAAGGGGTGTATGGACAGTTTAAGACAGGTTTCTCTCACACTCGAAATGCCGGTCCCAAGGGGTCTCTTAATAAAAATTTTGCAAGTGTGCAATTCATGATCACACTTTCCAATGACACTGAAAGTAAAGGTGGTACTGTAAATATTTACCGAAATGGTAAGATTCGATTTTCTAGTGGATTTGTCGGAACGAATATCGCGAATCAACCTGAACTTCTTCGTCGTTTCATCGTTAATAACTATACCGAGCGTCAGTTATTTTTATATAACCCCTTCACCTACAACAACCTGAGTGGAAAGTTTAGAATTAATGGTCAGTTTAGGAGTTTACCTGTGATCGCAAGTCGACAACGAATGTATGGTATGACGAATATGTCGATCGTTGAAGAACTCACACCCTTCCTTTATGTACCCATCGAAAGTGCCACTTTGATTTTTTCAAAAAGTGGTAACGTTCAGGTTGTAGGTGCGAAAACTCCCGGTAACATGCTCAAAGGGTACGACACTGCGAAAGATTTAATTGAAAAATTACACGATGATGACCAGGTTAATGTGACTGGGGTGTTTGATGGAGGTGTAAAAGCTACTAAATCGAAGCCAAAAAAGAAAATTGTCTCACCAAAGAGAAAATATGCCAAAAGAAACTCGAATGAGAATGAACGCATGACCAAAAGTGAACTCGTAGCACTTGCTAGACGTAAGGGTGTTGTGAATTTCAGAACCAAGGTAAACGGTAGTTCTAGAATTGCAACCAAGGATGAGATTCGCACTAGAATTAAGAACATTTCTAATAAAAAGAATGTGACATTCAAAAACACTAAAAAGAATAAAAATGTCCGACTCGGTGGAAATGGTAATATATTTAGGGTTGGTCGTGAGATATGTACAAACCTTAAGAAGGATGAACTTATTCGTATCACTGGAATTCTCAAAATTAAACTTGATGAGAAAGAAACCAAGAAGACCTTATGTAAGAAAATTCAAACTGCACGGAACAATCTAGCCAAACCTAAATCACCACCACCACCACCTCCACCTAAACCTAGTAAGAGGCAGGTACAGCGTACAGCTGCGAATGTGAAACGTGATGTTACGAAGGCCATGGTCATGAAGAAGCGGGGTCTCGATGAGAACTCGATACGTAAAGATATCGCCAAACTTTACGGTGAGACCTGGATGAAGAAGTATAAACCTAACCTCAATCAGGATGTACGTAATATGAAGACAGCTCTTAACGCAATCAATAAGAAAAATAAGGCTGGTATCGCTTTCAAAAAAGATTTAGATAAGATCAAGAAGAATGTTGTCGGTCGTTGGAAGATGGAGAGAAAGAGGGAACTTGAGAGAAAGTATCTCATGAAAATGGTGAGTGTCAATGGTATAGCACTCAACACTGTAAATGAATATCGTCTGGCGGCTGCAAATTATATAATGAGTAGAAAGACAACTCCTTCTAATAGCAGGATGACTGAATATAAGAAGTATTGGTTGAAGTTTAGAGCCAATGCAAAATCAAATGCGCGTCCTAAAGGAATTAACAAGTCTGTTAGAGCTCGGATTAACCAAGTATAAGATTAACTAGCGCGGGCAATATTTTTGAGGTGGATTGTATGATAAGAGAAGTCGTATTTTGAGAATGTTTCTTTAATTTTATTAGAAAGGCACGTTGCTGTAACTATATGAGGATGCCCCGAACGCTCGAGTTCGAGGAACCGATCCTCCATCTTGATGAATGTTTTTAATACATCCTGAGACATTCCATCTGAGTGCATCTGAAGATACATATCCTTCGATGCACCTTGATTCATATAGAAATTTTTCGAACCCTCAACCTCATCGGATTTTGTGCGATTTTCACGCATGATTGCCAATACGAGGAGTATGAGAATGATAGGGAGTATCATTTACTATTTACTGAGAAACAAGTTTCACGAGATCATCAATCTTTTGGAGAATGTTTTGAAACTTATACACCGAATCCACCTCTGAGGGTTTCACGATCTCCAATTCGATTTGGTAACTCGCCTCCTCCTCAGAGTCCATATCAGCATTGTCTCCAGATGAGATGGTCATATCTATGCTGAGGTTCTTACGTAAAAAAGAGTGTCTAGTTTTGGTTCGCTTACGGTCCATCTCGTACTCCCCAGTTGTGGGAATCTCACGGGCGATGCAGAAGCGTACATCGAGAGGGTCTCGCTTGAAGTCCTCTTTAACGACACTGATCTTTTGAATCATCACTTGCTCACCAGTTTCTTCGTCACGTGTGATGCGAACATTATTTCCATCACTGTAATAGACTTCAGAAGTCGTACTCTTAACAGATTCCCATCCATTAAATTTCTTCAGACCCCGTAGAACTTGTTTCCATGTATCCTTACCTACATTAGTATCAAATAGGGAACCATTATGCTTACCGAGACGAATTTCAACTTCAACGTCACCCTCACCCTTGTGGGCTTCAAAGATTGGGAGTACTCTCTCTGCAATATTCATCTTAACATTTACTATTTGCGTCTTTCTCTTAAGCCTTTTTTACGCATAAATTGTAATGAAAGGTTTTGGAAACATCGGAAATACGTGTTATTTTAATACGGCCCTCCAATGCCTTTTGCATATTCCCGTAATGTCAAATCACTTCATACGAAATCCCTATACAGGTGTGTGTACATTCACCAGAGCATACTCTGATTTTATTCGGATATATTGGACGAAAGGTCAAGAAACTGTGGATGTTAAACCACTCCTCACAGAATTTCAAAAGGAATTTCCCCGTTTCAAAACAAATGAACAACACGACGTCCAAGAAGCTGTCATGTGTATCATTGATATTCTTGAGAGAGCTGCACCTGTGGTGAAAGAGTGGTTTTATGGGAAAAAAACACAGGAAACTATATGGCCGGGTGGGAAGTCATCGAATGAAGAG